AAAAGTGTTGTTGAAAAAGATGAGTAGCCCTCCCACTTCTGCTCATCTGAGTGATGGAGGTCTGAGTTTCTGCTCAGACCCTCATCCTCTTTTTTATAAGTTTCTTTGTAACTCTGACATCATCTCATCTGAGACGAACTCTTGATGAGTTCTGCCATCTGGCAAATCTTTGCCGCTAATTAATTTAGTTTTTCTTAACCAATCAGCAGCATCCAATAGTCCAGCGTTGTATGTTTTTGCAATCAGCATTTGATCAACTGCCTCTCTGATTAGAGAGCCAACACTTTTGTTTTCCTGAACTGCTCTTCTGTGAATTCGATCAAGTTGATCTTCACCGATCACAAAGTTAAATTGTTTTTTCTTAACCATGCTTTCAACCTAAAATGGAATATCGTCATCAAGATCAATGTCATCATTACTTTTTTGTTCTCTTCTTGGTGGGTCATCTCGCATCCATGACTCATCATAATTTTCGACATTCAATCTAATGTTTGCGCCGTATCTGCCTTCTCTTGATCTGTCAACCAAACCGTTGTCATAACCAGTCAAAGATAAAATAGGTTCTTTGCCCTCTTTCACACACTCGACTAAAAACTTAACCGAATCTTTTGAGATATGAAGATTGCCTCTAAAATCTGGGTGAGTGTCTTTGCTCTTGTTTTTATTCTTTGTCAGGTTACAAGTGTTTTCTTTTGGGAATTTATCTAGTTTCCATTTTGCCATCTTATTTTATCCTCTCTTTTAAATTTGCTTGTATGGGTTTGAACTGTTCTACGATTGACTCATAATCTTTTGCTGATTTTTCTTTCATCTCGTTTAGGATGGAGATGTTTTCTTTCCAAAGATTTTTTACTTCTTTGAAGCATTCTGATGCTTCTTTTTTGGATAAGCCTCTGATGTGTTTGACTGCCTCTTGCTCACCGCCATCGAACATCTGTGATAGACGTTCTATAATTTCTACTTTGATGTCCTCGTAAATATTTTCTTCTGTCGTATCTTCAGGCAGATCCATATCATCCAAGTCTGTGTCATCATCATCTGCGTGTTCTGGAAGATCTTCTCCTGCATAGATGTAATGTCCAAGGCCGTGCAGAGCTATTGCCTTAGTAAGACAACGCTTGTGCGCTTTGTTCACATCAAAGCTGTTGGGGTTTTGCAGAGGTTTATTGTTAAAATTTAGAACAGGTAGAATTTCTTCTAACTCATATCCATCTACCGTAACACTTACTACAACGTAAGCATTTCCTGACGAGTCAATGCAGTAGGGCAACTTACAACCATCGCTTTCAAACCAATGATATTTGTATGTCGCTTGAGGGTAGTGATTCTTTAACTGCCCCCACGCCCACGCCCACGACAAATAAGTTAGCCCATTCTTCTTCTCTATGTGATCGTTCACATTTATCTGAGACAGAACTTCCCAAGGTGTTTTTTTATCCATTATAAAATTTCCTGAATATGTTTTTTATGCATGACCAGAGGCTAGTATCAGTCCTGCTTTCCTCTAGCATTTTCATTGTGTGTGTTTTGGTTATCTTGTTGCCCTCTACAAACCTCCCTCTTTTATATTGTTTACCAAATTTTTTTCTGCAAATGAGACGAATGTTCTCTCTTCCGCAAGCAACTTCTGGATGAAATTTTTTCCTAACTAAAATCTCAATTTGGCTAAGAGTTTTACCCTGTCGAAACATCTCGCAGATGTACTCATTTCTTTCTATTACTTTGATGTCTTTCATAATGTCCTTTACATCCTCTCTAAACTTTTCTTCCACTGATCACACACCTCATTAACTTGGCAATAATTTCCAAGACATCGCCTTGGCTCTCCCTTCCTCTCAGAAATTATATAATTTTTTTTGTCTTTATTTATTTGTTTTAAAAATCTGTGTGCTTCATCTCTATCATCAAAAACTTTCACTGCACGAGTGCTATTATTCTTTTGAATGGCATATGTCGTTTTTGACATCCATGTTTCTTCGGCAGAACAGAGCGGTAAATCTTCACCCATCTCTGAATTGAACTGGGCTTCTTGATGAATTGTAATTCGATCAATTAGGAATTGTTTTTGAGCTTGCTCTGTCCATAGCGGTAGACTAATTGTCTCAACAGCCGACTGCGGATACTCGTTACTCTTGTCTGCCCTGCCTTTTTGCCAGTCTTTAAGGATGGCAACCACTTCTATCTGATCGATTTTCATTTTTGTTTCTTGATTTACTAACCAAGCATAGCAGTTCAGTTGCTCTTCCCAACGGGTAAACGGGCGATTTAACGTAAAGACAGATGTGAACTTCCAGTCTGCTAAAATGTTTTTGTTATTTTCTTTTCTGATGCAATCAACTTGGCCAGATATTTTCATACCTTCTAGCTCACAAAAAAATCTTTGTTCTACGATGTCACTTTCGTCAGCACCCTTCTCCATAACGGTGTGAATTGTTTGTCCAAGTAACTTCCAAATTTCATCGCTCAAATCTGTTTGTAATTCTTCTTGGTTAATTGCTTTGAGTGCCTCAATTCGTGGCGAGTTAAGCAACTGGGTCACACTCATTTGAGCAGACCCCTTGTTGTACGAATCGCGCTCTAGTAAATTTTTGAATTGATGAGGTAAATTATATTTGTTTGTTAATTTCATTTGCTTCTCCCGTTATCGAGGTATATATAAGGTTATATAAAATATGTCAACTACAGAGATCAGTTTTGTAATTCAGGGCCAGCCATACAGCAAGGCTAACAGTAGAAGATTCGTTAAGGTTAAGGGGATGCCAATGTTTATAAAAAGCAAAGAAGCTATCCAGTATCTTAGTGCTTTTAAAATGCAATGCCCGAAATGCGAACCTTTAATTGAAAAGTCGCAAGACGTTGCCGTTGATATTAAAATTTATTACCAGAGCAGAAGGCCCGACTTAGACGAATCATTAATCCTAGACGCGATGCAGGGTCTGGTCTACGAGAATGATAGAAGTGTTAAAGAAAAACACATATACTGGGGTTTGGATAAAGAAAATCCTAGAGCAGAAATAACCGTTAAAAAAATCCCCCAACAATAAAGCTGGGGGATATTAGTTAGTTTTAATTAAACACAGGGAGGTTCACATTGTGAACGCAAACAATATAACATTGACAAATCACAATAACAACTCACTACATCAACAAATTTTAGCTGTCGCTAACCGAGATAAATCTAGCAATCAAATAAATGTACGCATTGTTTGCCCAGTGTGTTCGCATACAAGGAAAAAAAAGAATGAACGCGCAATGAGCGTCTCGTTCTTATCGGACAAGACAGTATACAAATGTCATCATTGCGGAGAACAAGGGGCTATCTTTCCAGACAAACAATATGTGAAAAGATATCAACCAGTGCGAATGGTGAAGGTTGAGGAGCAGCCAGCAAGTTTGCAATGGTTACAAGATAAAAGACATATTAGCAAAGAAGTCATAGAAAAATATCGCATCTTAGCTAGTAAAAAATACTTTCATAAATTAGATAGAGAAGCTGATTGTGTGGGATTTCCATATCTCAACGGCGACAATATCTATGCAGTCAAATATCGCACAGCTACTTCTGACAAAGAATGCAAGGCTCACACTCAAGAGGGTACAGGTGGAGCGCAAACTTTCTTTGGCATTGAGCAGGTGTCACAAGATGCCAAACAAATAGTGATATGCGAGGGTGAGATTGATGCTCTTTCACTTGCAACAGCGGGGGTAGATAACGCTATCTCTGTGCCAAATGGCGCACCCCTGCAAGCGAGTTCTAATCCCGTTGATGAAACAAATGATAGAAAGTATGGTTTCGTTTGGGCAGCAAAAGATCTTTTAAAAAATGTAGAGAAGGTTGTCCTTGCTGTAGATTTGGACGGCCCCGGTCAAGCCTTGGCAGAGGAACTAGCAAGGCGTATCGGCAAAGTTAAATGCTATCAAGTAGAGTGGCCAGATGGATGTAAGGATTCTAATGATGTCC